AAATAATTACAGGTTGGGTCTACTTTTATGTTTAATATAACTTCATATTCCATCCTCGGAAACCCCTAGTTATACCAAACTAATCATAGAAGTCAAGCTATGTATCATACTCACCCCCATAATTTACTTCAAGCGGCTCAATGCTTTTACTAAAGTGTTTGACCCATTCGTTAGCATCCTCATAGTTTTCAAACCAGTAGTCAGCAACTACTAGCTCTCCATCAATCTCTACTTTGCACACTAACATATGGTCACACTCATCAGGATAATCATCAGCATCCTCACTGTCTTCCCTAGATATAGGGCCATGTAGTATGTCCCATATTTTTATTGACATGGTTATTCTTTCTTCCAGTTTCTAAGGAGTTCAGCATAATGATTCATACCTACCATGACAACCCAAGGCTTTCTATCTGAACGAAAGAAAACTACAGGCTCTCCTTTGCCATGCTTTGAGGCTTGCTCAATGTATCCGTAGACAGTCTTAAGCTCACCTTTTCTGCGTTTAACCTCAATACTTATCGGCATCTTCTTACGGGCGGCGGGGGATAACTGTATGTCTTCCCCTGTGTCGCCCATAGTAGTACTCTTGATATCATCAGGCTCAAACTCAGGAAAAGTCTCAAGCAACTTATCCCGTACCTCTTGCTGGCCTGTCCTACCTTTAGCCTTAGCTGTTCTTGTCTTGCTCAACAGGTGGCTCCCATAGTTGATCTACTTCTCTGCGTAACCATAGAAGTCTAGCATTCTCAATGACACGTTCTGTGTCACCTTCGTAAGCTTCAAGACAAGCGTCCCACAGCTTCATTTCTGTGTTACACTCAGCAAGAATCTTACCTGCTTTCACAGGGCCACACCTATGCAGCCCCTTGATGTTGTCAGCCTTGTCACCTGTAAGTATCTGAGTATAAAAGAACTTCAACCCGTCAAACTCTCCAACAGCACTAAGCTCACGCCTAGTTAAGTTGTAGTGGAAGCATGGTATCTGTAGCATGTCCTTGTCTATGGATGCAACTACTGCCTTCATCCCTATCTTTGTTGCTGCAATAGCAATCAGATCATCAGCTTCCTCGCCTTCGCTGACAGTAGCTTCATACTTAGTTGTAAGATAATCCCGTATGTGCTGCAAGTGTATAGGCTTTGCAGCATCCTTACGGTTTCCCTTATATTCCAAGGTCTTAGCAATATCAAAACGGAAGTTACCTTTACCAGTCAGGTACACTTGGTAATCCGTAGAGATAAACTCAGTGTCCTCAATGATGGTGTCTATCAGCTCATCCACCTTAGCCTCTGCATCAGATGCTTCAAGATCATTTGAGGAAAACCCTGCACGATAAGCAATGATATCACCATCAATAAGAATCATTAGAACATCACCTCTGAATCTTCTAGAGGTGCTGACTCAGTAGGTGGTGGTACTGACTGTACGTCATCATCAGGTGACTCGTACTGAACATGCTTGAGTACTGTAACCTTGTCAAGACGTGTACCTACAATACTCTTCATCTTAGTATCATAGACTGATACAATCACCTCTACTGTTGATCCATTACCAATAGTACCGTCAGTGTCAAAGTCCCACTCTGACCCATCAGCCTTGACCACTACGGGTGGTCCACTGGCCCAATCGTACCCTGTGTCATACTTACGCACCAAGCGTACCATTGTACCTCGTCCTTCAGGATCAGGTTTACCTCGCTTCATAGACTTGGAAGCCTTAAGTAGTGCCATGTTCTGATCGTCCATGATCAGGTCAATAGTGCAAGCACCATCACAACTTACATAGGCTTCCTCAAAGCCTAGCATGTCACGGTTCTCTGTGAACACTTTTGCCCACTCAGCAATACCAGTTAGTTTAAGTTTACGTGTAGCCATTTGGCCCTCCATTGATTAGTGAATTTCACTATACCGTTGACCATACTGCACGTCAATGCCTAAGTCAACATTTAATTTAAGTTCTTCGTTAAGTTTTTCAATGGCCCAAACCAAAGTTTTTGTATGCTCTGATTCGTCACCCTTCTTAACAAGGTTAATACTCTCATCATGGAATTGTCCAATGATGTTACCCCTCTTGGTACGGTATAGTGCAACCCACTTGTCGAAACAGTAAGCCCCCGTACTTTGATTGATAGTAGAGAAGGCGTCCTTTTCGTATCGCAAGTTGTGCCAGAACTTACTCACTGGATTCTGTACCCACATTTCACCGTCGATCTTTCTGATCCTTTGATCTTCGGCAAACTGTTTGACAGCCCAGTTACGTTCCCAGTAGGCATCAAGTAGAGCTGATGCTTCACTCACAGACATGCCTGTCTCACGTGACAGTTTAGCTGCGCCTACTCCATAGGTGGCTGAGTAGTTCACCACCTTGTAGTTCTTACGTAAAGACTTAAGGCTTGACTCACCTGAGTTGTGCTTATCAATCTGATCCTGAGTAACAGCACCAGCATGTTTAGCAAGGTCAAGGTGTGGATCAAAACCTTCCTGTGACATTTCCTCTACGTAATCAGGGTCATAAGGTTTCATATAGTGTCGCTTAGTTGTGTCTTCAAGAGACGTCATGTCAGCACCACACAAGGTGTAACCTTCTGGTGCAATCAGACAACCCCGTATCTCTTTACCCCAAGGCTTGTCAACACCGGGCAGATTGACCAAAGGTTTGACATGCTTGAAGCGTAGGGTATTAGTAAGACCTTTGACACCAGCTTTGAGATAGCCATTGTCTTGACATTGTATGAAGCCGTGTAAGATGCCAAGCCTGTGTTGAATCACAGTCAGACCATCAAGAACACCCACTGCTGGATTGTCATCAATTAAGATCTGAACGGACCTAGTAAGCTCACCATTCTTACGGACTTGTGGTATCTTCTTTTCTTCTCCTGTCTCTTTGTTCTTATCAAACTTGTAAGTACAAGGCTCCCAACCTAGACCAAAGAGCCAATCCTTGACCTGTTCAGGTGAGTTAGGATTAGAATC